TGCACATATAACCATTTGGCCATATTCTTTTCGGTATCTTTTATTATACATACGAATACTGTTGAGTATCATATGTCGTATCATGTTTTCATCGTTAAGTTTTTGCACTATGATGTTGGATAGTGCGATCTGACTATAATCAAGTAGTATCATTATTTCTCTTTTGCATTTCCATTATATGTTCGTAGGTTTTATCCAGTTCACTATGTAAATTATGTTTAATACCTAAGTAACGCAAGAACATTGAATTAATTAGGTTAGTAATAACATACATATCTTTTGCCTCAGGGTTCTTAGGATCCCTAAAATCAAAATCATCTAATACATCAGGCCAGACCTCTTTAGGTAAACTGTCAATTTCATCAACAATAAACTGTGTCAGTTCTTCGGCCTCTTCAACAAAAAGACTGAATATATCTTCCTCTTCGGCCAGCTGTTTACGCCTTTTTTCTATTGGAAACTGTATTATATTTGACATTGTATGTATATTATAACATGCTTTTATGCAAAAGTAAAGTGTTTATTTAATTAAATTTTTAACTGTTTGACCGCCAATTTTACAAGATATGATACCATTGTAATATTCTTCTGTAAGTAGGACTTCTCGCTCAAATTGCTCTTTTGCTTCCATATAAGCACAGTCTCCTTTGGTCTTACATAAATGGAGAATCTCTCTTATAAAATTATCATGGCCATATTCTTCTACATCCTTTACAAGATGTTTATTAGAACCCCAATAAGTTCTCCAATCAGATTCTACCTTTAATCTTTTACGTCTTTTTCTTTTCTTTGTTATAGGTAGTGTTTTCTGACTCCAAAAGAATTTCTTTCCAACGTATTTCCTCTCGTCTATCTTGTTCGTTATCAGGTAAACAAAACCGTATACGACGTCGGGACTGAATTCCTCGGGTGGAGACCATTCTACTCCTTGATATAGCCATATATTATCCATACTCGTCATAGTTTTCGTCATCATCGTCCTCATACCATCTATTGTTTTTATCATCATAATCATTAATTATTTCAGATGATATTCCGCAATTTGGACAAAACCTATCTTCTGTATCAAATGCCTCATCCATAGATATATAGGACCTTTTATAGCAGTGTTCGCAATCAAATGTTAGCCAGTGTGTAGGTTGCATATCAAGCCTGTACGTCTTTAAATTCTTGCCAACCGCCTATATTCTGTTCATCAACTACTATTTGTGGAAATGTTCTTGCTGTAGGAAATTTCTCCATCATCTCTTCCCTATTAAAATCAACTCCCAATTTAAATACTTTATAAGATATATCTGATCTTTCTTGTATCATTGCTTGAGCTTTGTGTATCGCCATGTCACAAAAAGGACAGTGGTCTTTGCTGTATATTTCTATTACCAATTTACTACTCCATTAATTATCCAAAAGGCTAGTAACATAAGCCCGAATACACATACTTGTATAATACTTGCCCAGAATACTTGCCTCATTGGATGTATTTCCGTTAATTTTTCTAACCAATCTTCGCTCGGTGCAAGATTAGCTGCTTGTAATATTTTTTGTTCTGTTGATTTTTCCAACTATAATGTCTCTATATATTTACCCAACATTTCCATGTCTGCACTTGTTAACATACCAGCTTGAGCCCACATAGTAGATGACATTGCACCTACCTGCCCTCTGTTCTTATATGTAGTAAGTCTATCAACAATGTACTCACTACTCTGTCCTGCCAATGCTGGAAATACTGCCATACCCTGGCCTTCTTGGCCATGACATGCTGCACAACCAGACCATAAAGGTTTTATCGCACTAAACTCATCCATTGCCGCAAGGATTTGTTTCGCTTTTAACTGTTCTACTACCGTGCCATTTAATTCAACATACTCTGCATAACACATTCCCGTACATGAACTATTATTAGAAAACCCTTTATACTCCAAATCTGGATATATTACTCCAGCAAAAAACCCTGTAAATATAAAACATCCAAATAAGACCATTCTTAATTCTTTCATACTTTTCCTATTTCATGATTACGAACAACTGTCTCAATAAGATGACCAAATTTGTCGTATGTATATACTGTTTGAGTTTGTTGATTACCATTAACTGTTACAGTTATTTGTTTGTAGTCCATTACCTTTCCCTTCATTGGGTCATAGGTTATAGCATATGAGGTACTTACTGGTGGTATTTCCATTATAGTGATAACCCCGATAGTGTATTAGTGTCAACATCTTGTTTAACTCCCCCAACTACATAAGAACTGATTTCTGTTTCTTGTGGCGCAACTTGTACATTATGTCCACTAATCCACTTTTCAGTCCATGGTAAAGGATTCATTTGAGCTACAGTATATGGACATTGAAGTCCTATTGCTCTCATTCTTTTACATCCAATCCATTCTACATAGTCTGATAATAATTTAGCATTAAGACCTATCATTGACCCATCTTTAAATAGGTAATTGGCCCATTTCTTTTCTTGTTCTATAACATCAACATATAATCTTACCGATTCATCTTCCATTTCTTTTGCAATTTTGGCAAAGTCTTTATCTTCTTTCTGTAATAATTTTAACATAGTAGTAGTTGACGCCAAATGAACATTTTCATCCCTACATATAAACTTAATAATCTTAGCATTACCTTCCATTTTCTTTAACTCTGCAAATGCCCATGAACATGCAAATGAAACATAAAATCTTACACCTTCTAAAGCATTGGCAGACATCATGGCCATCCATATTGCTCTTTTATGATCCATCTTGTTTGTAGGGCCGTGATTAGCAGTAATTAAGTCATCATAGTATCCACTGATAGAATCAGCACAATTACTAATTTCTTTTATATTTAAAATGTCATCGAATATTTTGCCTGGGTCAGCATAGATATTTCTAATAATATGTGTATAACTTTTACTGTGAATTGTTTCAGAGAATGACCAAGTTTCTATCCAATTTTCTACTTCTGGTAATGACACAATAGGTAAAAAGGCCAGATTAGGAGCACGCCCTTGAACACTGTCCAATACAATTTGTCTTTTTAGGTTAGAAGTAAAAATATGTTTTTCGTGGTCTGTAAGAGAATCAAAATCCTTTTTATCTTTTGAAATATCTACCTCTTCGGGTCTCCAAAAGAATCCAAGTTGTTTATCAGTTATCTTATCCATTTGAGGATATTTCATTTCATCATATCTTTGAATATCTACCGCTTCATCTAAAAACATCATTTTTGTTAAATGCGATTTTTTATTCTTTTTCAATACTGCCATTTAATTTTCCTTATATTTTGCAACTGTCGCAATCCTCATCATCGAGGGGTTCAAATTCTAGCTCTGGGAGCTCTTCTTTTAATTCTCCAGCACCATCGTTAGTGTTAAAGTAATAAAGTTGTTTTAAGCCATATTTATAGGCTGTAATGGTATCCTTAATCATTTCTGACATAGGAATTTTGTTATCTTCAAAGTGTTCTGGGTTATACGAAGTATTAACACTAATACCTTGATCCACATATTTCTGTAATATAGCACATATCTTTAGATAACCATCTGGAGATTTTTGGTCCCAGAGTAAGTCATACTTGCTCTTTAAGTGATAGTATCCTGGCACTACTTGGGCCATTACACCATCCTTACTTTGTTTATATGATACCAAGGCTCTAGGCGGCTCAATACCATTTGTACTATTAGAAATTTGTGCGGATGTTTCTGCAGGCATTAATGCCATTAAAGTACTGTTACGAATACCAGTGGATTTAAGTTGAGTTCTCAGCTTGTCCCACTTCATACGTTCAGAATGCTTTATTAAATTATCTATCGCACTCTTATATGTATCAATTGGAACAACTCCATGGCCGTATTTTGTCTCATTATTTAAATTTATTTTACCCTTTTCTTGTGCCAGATCTGCAGATGCCTTAATTAAATAGTATGACCATGCCTCAGCATATTCATCTACAATTTTAAATGCTGATTCATCATACTTTAGGCCACGTTTGGCTAAGAAATAGGCGAGGTTGATAATCCCCACTCCAAGGGGGCGTCTATCCATTGTACCTCGTCTAGCTGCCTGTACTGGATAATCTTGATAATCGAGTAACTCATCAAGAGCACGGACAGTAAGATTACAATATTTTTCAAAGTCCTTTGTTTCATTTATTAATCCCCAATTTATTGCTGATAAAGTGCATAGTGATATTTCACCCTCTTCACCTTGTAATTCTTCTAATGGTTTTGTCGGTAAATCAATTTCACAACACAAATTACTCATACGTATTGGAGCAACTTCTGGTAAGAATGAGCCATGGTCATTTGCATGGTCAACATTCATTAAATATATTCTTCCTGTATCTTTTCTTTCAGTTAAGAATTGTGAAAATACTTCTAGTGCAGGTAATGTTTTTTTACGCACACTGTGAGCTCTTTCATATTTTTCATATAATTTTTGAAACTTGTCCTGATCAGCAAAGAATGCATCATATAATCCTGGTGTATCATTAGGGTCAAAGAAGGTTATATTACCACCCGATAATAATCGTTCATACATCAACTTGTTAAACTGAAATGCATAGTCCATGTGTCTTACACGTGTTTCTTCTATGCCTTTATTATTCTTTAATACAACTAGGTTTTCAAACTCATAATGCCATACTGGTAAATATACTGTCGCGGCTCCACCACGAACACCACCCTGTGAACATGATTTAACTGCAGATTGAAAATATTTTAAGAATGGAATAAGGCCTGTATGTACTACAGAACCATCACCTACTTTTGCACCTTCACCTCTAATAGACCCTGCGCCGATACCAATACCAGCCTTTTTACTAATATACTTTACAATGGCAGAGGCAGTAGAGTTAATACTGTCAAGAGAATCACCAGATTCAATAAGTACGCAACTTGAAAACTGACGGGTCGGCGTACGAACCCCAGCCATAATAGGTGTAGGTAAGGATATATAAAATTGCGATATTGCATCATAATAATCCTTAACATATTTTAATCTTATCTTTTTATTATAATTGGAAAACAAGGTTGCCGCGACCATCATATAGAGCATCTGCGGTGTTTCGTAATGTATTTTATTTTTACGGTCTTGGACTAGATACTTACCTCTAAACTGTTCCATACCCGTATATGTGAATGTATCATCTCTTTCATGTTTAATATACTTGTCCAATTCATCTATTTCATCACGACTATATTTAACCATTATATCGCCATCATATACATCTCTTGATATATTTTCTATAATTAAATGTGCAAGAGGCCATGGGACATAATCTCCATATACTTCTTTTCTTAATTTATAATTGATTAATCTAGCAGCGACGAATTGATAGTTTGGGGTATATTCAGAAATAAGTTCTGCGGCACTTTTAATTAGTAGCTCATGTATATCATAAGCTTCTATCTTATCATATAACTGGATATTTGCCTTTAGTTCGATTTCAGATATAGACACACCTGTAATGTCTGCACAAGCCCATTCCAGTACTTTATGTACTTTTTCTAAATCAAATTCTTGGAAAGATCCGTCACGTTTAGTGACATTTATTTTCATTGCATTAATCCCATTCATTATTTGTCTCAGTTAATAGTTCTATTATATCACATTTTCAGTGAAAAGTAAAGAACTATTTGTTATTTTTTTCCAGCTTTTCTATTCTAGCCATCAATTTGGGATATGCTTCGAATTCATGTAATTCCTTACATGGGTGTGTATGTTCTTCTAGGTACTCTAGCCTTTCAGCAATGAGGGGATACTGTTTACGAAATTTTGCGTCTTTCTTTGCTACTTCTATATCATATTTTTCAGCAATATATTGCATAAAATTATCGACATGCTTCTGAAACCAGATACCCATAGTGGTTCCTTGCCACCATTGGTAAAAGGAACTTCCGATAATAGAAGATAGTATTGATTTTAAAGTTAAAATTACTAGCCAGTTCATTTCTCCACCTTGGCGAGTGTTTTAATTGCCTTTACATAATTAGGCATTCCATGGTCTACAACTCCGTCAAAGAATTTAAATCTTTTCCATGAATTCCATATACCATAAAATGTATCAGCCCATGTAGGTTTAAGTGCCTTATTACCAAATCTATCAAAATAAATCATTTCACCGTGATGTCTAAACCCTAACCACGCAGGTGGGATTCTACATACTATGTCATTATTATTCATAAATCTGTAGTGAGGACATTTAATATTTTTTATAAATCTAGAACCACCAACTCTTGGAGAACCAAATGTAAACAGCTCTTGAGGCTGATATCTAGTGGCTGAAATAGTAGCCATTGCAGCTCCTAAACTATGTCCAGTCATATATACATCTTTTCTTACTTTTAATTGGTCATTATGTTCTAGTTCTTTTACAATGTCCATCCATAAATCATTAACTTCTTCTTGGAATCCACCGTGTACTCTACCACCTGCTTTTGCAGTATTCTTAAATACTTTAAGATCTGCCATAACATCATTTAATTTTGATGGTTCAGTTCCTCTAAATGCAAACCATAAATCATTACGGTCTTTTGCAATAAGGACTTCTGCTCCATCCTTACTAATTAAATTTACCCATGCAAATCCTAATTTCTTTGCTGCAGTTATTGCAGGTTTTTCGTTCATGTAGGCTATAGCAGATAGACGTGCAGCTATTTCTGCTCTATCCCACTTACCCATTTGTTCTTTCATTCTAGTCGTCGCCATTCTTCTTCTCCACTTTAACTTCAATTGCTCCAGCATTTTCATCATTAATTGTCACATTCCTATAGTAAACTATCACCTCACCGAGCTGATTAATATATCGTTTAATTTCTTGAGTATTATAAGACATAAGCTCATAATCATCAACTGTCATAGCAACAAATACAATATCTCCGCCATGGTTTTTCTTTATATTATCTATAAATTTATCCAGATAAGTATATCCTTCTGGATATAAATCTTCTCTACCTAATTTACAGTTTGATTTCTTAGTTTCAGGATCTTTTAGACAATTTTCAATTATCTTGGTATCTGAAACCACATACCATTTAGGTTCTTTTAAGTCTATTGCTCTAGGCATTACTGGCTGAACAATATCAATCTGAACCGGTTTTGTTATTATTTCAACTTCCCTTGGGGCTTGTTGAAGTAAACTACAACCACTAATCGTTAAGAGAACTAATACGTTTACTATCTGCTTCAATCGCATCGAATGCCTCCTTTGTTCTAGTGTTTGCTCTTGTCTCAATCATACCAGGTTTGGCGCTAGCCAATTTAGACAGATTATGACGTCTGAATATATCCATATACTCATTCATTTCTGTTTCGTATGCTTGATTTCTGACTTGTAATCCTGTTAACTCTTGTGAAGTTTTTGCAAGATTATTTTGAATGGCCTCGATTGTGGCCCTTTGTTCTTGATCCCGTAGGTCTTGTGCAGCAATAACTTTTACTTG